GAGTAAGGCGTGAAGACGATACACGACAAAATTGTAGAGTACTTGATGAGCCATAAAAAGAGTAGTACAGTAAAGCAACTGACGAAATACTTCATCGTTAGTGAGGGCTCAGTAGAACGAGCCCTGTGTCAACTAGTGAAGGAACAGAAAGTAGAAAGGATACAGTCACGTGGAAACCCAACAACCTACAGATGGAACTGGTCTACACCCCAGCGGCCTGACATGGCAGGAGTGGAACTACCCGTTCAAGAACGATGAGCAGATGGTGCTTGTGGCCGCTTGGTACAAGCATCAAAGAGAGAAGGAGTGGGAGCAGTTTGAGCCCTCTCCGTTTTAGAAAGGAGAAAGAAATGAAAAAGTATGAACCAATTTTGTGGGGACTGTCCATTGTCATTCTGATGGTCTTGTCCTTTTGGTCTGGCGCCACCATGCAGTCCATCAAAAACGTTGAAGAGTACGAGCAGGGCTTCAAGGATGGATGGAAGGACGCGCTGTATACGCGTCCCGTACATGACGAGCTCGAGATGGTCTGCCTCGGTTTATGGACCGCCACTCTTCCAGAGAGGAAAGCCAAATGACTAACGAAGAAGTTTTTGAGTTAGCAGACAAGTATGGTTGGGTAGATGACTTCAATCGTTGGAACTTCCAAGGCGATGTGGCCCTACTGGAGTTTGTTGATGCCATCGAAGCCAAGCTTAAAGAGCGGCAGGAGAAGAACGCATGAAAGCCCTTCTAGCAAGTTTGATGTTCGTGTGTGCGAGCGTCAGTGCGCAGTATCAAAGCGGGAATGACCTGCACAAAGACTTGAACGACTCAAGTGCTCAGTCAAAGATGTATGCGTTGGGTTACATCGTTGGTGTCACAGATTCCGTTTTAGACATCGCCGTGTGTATTCCTGCTGGTGTTACGCAGGGGCAGTTGCAAGATGTGATGAGGAATTATCTGTATGCCAATCCTCAGAACAGAGATGTGGCCGCGCATATTTTGGTCATTGCGGCCTTGGCTCAACACTGGCCCTGCGCAAGTAGGAGGAAGAAGTCGTGAGCAACAAAGACACAATCATCGAGGCTTTGACGATGCAATTGAAAGTTGAGCGTGAAGGAAACCTTGCGCTTGTGAAGCGCATTGCAGAGTTAGAGAAGCCTGTGTATGTGGACTCAAGCAGGTTTTCTAAAGGCCCGTCGGATCATAAGCCTGGGATGGTTATTACCGAACCTGTACACGCCAGACCTGTGGTGCATGCGGTTCGATGCACATATCCACAATGTCAAGCAACAAACGGATGTGTTGGGGCTTGCTCTAAAACCGCACCACCAAAGCGTGAATGGGTTGGGTTTACGCACGAAGAACTTGCTTGGCTAAACGAGGCTTTGAATCTTGGTGGGCGGTTTGCGGTTATTGAAGCCATCGAGGCTAAGTTGAAGGAGAAGAACAATGGCTAAACTGCCCTACACATTCACTGTCTGCCCGGACGGCGCAGAACCGGAACCAAAGAATTGGACTGCTACTACGCCGCATCTTCTTTCTAAGTTGCGTGACGGCCCTAGAGACTTGACGATTAATCAAGCCCAATACATCTGGCCTGCGGCATGTAAGGGCGTGACAACAATAAACAACCACGTCGGGAAGGAGAAAAAACATGACTGACAAACTCCAAAAAATGCTTATGGATTCGTACGACGCTGGGGTGGCTGATGCACGAGAAGCGGCAATAGAGGCGCTTGAAGTCGTAGTTAAAAAGGCTGTTAAGGAAGAGCGTGAGGCGTGTGCGAAGGTGTGTGAAAAAGTCATGCAGAGATACAAAGCGGATACCGCACTAGACCCGAACCTAAACAAAGTCGGAGCAATGTCGGCTGAGTTGTGTGCTTTGTGGATAAGAAAGCGGAGGAAATCGTGAGCATCTCAGCAATGAAGCAAGCAGTGAAAGCGTTGGAGTATGCGGCGGGTTTAATATCTCCAATTACCAAAGGATGTCAGTGCCAAATTTGTTTAGCGCATACCGCACTACGCCAAGCCATCGCAGAGGCAGAGAAGCAAGAGCCTGTGGCGTGGATTGTAGATGGAGAAATAAAAGTGAGACTGGATATGGCGGGGAAACTGTACTACTCCGAAACCAATGTTTATGAAAAAGATGTTGTTGAGCAAGCTATTCAGCAAGAACCTGTGGCGTTTGTATCTGGCTACACCAATGGAGAGTGCGTTGTAATGCCAATGAATCCAGCCGTGGTTTTTAGTGTTGGCATGGCTTTATACACCGCACCTGTACACGCCAGCGACATATCGCAAGAACGTGTCGATGAAACGGCAAAAGATCGACATGAGTGGGTTGGGCTGGACGACGATATACCTGGCTTGGGTTTAGTTACCGAGGAGTTTTACAACGGGATGCTTTGTGCAGAAGACATATTGAGAAGGAGAAACACATGAACAAGATTACTGTCGTGTGCCACAAAGACCACTCGCATGGCTACGAAGATTTTGAAGGCAAGTGTCTGCTGTGCGTGGTTGATGACCTAATGCTTGAGATCGGGAACTTGATGATTCAAAAACGCAGGGCAGAGAAGCGTGAATGGGTTGGGCTGGCTACCGGGGAGGCAAGAAAGTTTTACGAGAGCGACCTGAGCCGGGAAGAACTGATACACAAGATAGACGAGTTTTTACAGGAGAAGAACACATGACCAACTACGACCGATGGAAACTTGCAACACCTGACTACTTGGAGGATACGGATGGAAAAGAAGAAGCGTTACACGGTGACGTCATTGGCGACGAGGATTGGGAAGAGCCGTCCAGCAGCAGCAAGTCTGCTGCGTCGCATGGTGAGAGATGAGTTAGCTGATTTTGTTGAGACCATTACTCTCGGTGGGCCTGACTCAAAAAACAAAGCGTATGTCTACGAGTTATTCATAGAACCAGAACGCTACATGGATGGCATGCGATTACCCGAGCCGAGGATTCCAAAGAGTACTTTCTATAACAACCCGTTTAAGTTAAGGGAGGCAAAAGATGCGAGATACAACACGTAACATAGTGCAAGGATTCGTGATAGGGCTTGCCATGCTTGGCTGTCTAATGTTGGGCATATGGCATGGTAAGAGTTTGGGCGAAGCCCAAGCAATAGTGGAGTACGAACTCGGCTATGACGCTGGTTGGAAGGCCGCGTTGTATGAGCGTCCTGTAAATGAAGAACTTGAGATGGTGTGCCTTGGATTGTGGATGGCATCTCTACCTGAACCTAAAGTTAAAGGCAATCAACTGTGAGAACTGAAGCGTGGGCACTACAAAAACCGAACGGCACCTTTGTATCAAGCAAAAAGATTGACCCAACCAATCCCATCAAGATTGCATTGTTCAATACAAAGCGTCACGCAAAGGTATTTTTAGAAGAGAACTCGTACTTGACAGATGCCGAGCCGAAGAAGGTAACAATCAAAGTTGTTAGTGCAATCTAAGGAGAAACCATGAGTGACATGAAAGAAGCAGTACAAGATGAGCAAAAGCGCCCGAGCATCATGGTGGCAACACCCATGTACGGAGGAATGTGTACCGGACACTATCTCAACGGTATCTTGTCGTTGACTGCCCGCATGCGGCAGGTCAACGTGCCCGTCTACTACGGATACTTGATTAATGAGAGCCTGATTACTCGCGCCCGCAATGAATTGGCGCGCTTGTTTTTAGAGAAGGGCCAGGACTATCTGATGTTCATTGACGCCGACATCTCGTTTACTGGTCAGGATGTAGCGACCCTGCTTGCGGCTGACAAGGATGTCATCTGTGGCATCTACCCCAAGAAGGAAGTGGACTGGGACCGCATCAACCAAGCGGCGAAAGAAGGACAAGACAACCTGCAAGACTTTGCTGGTGCCTATGTCATGAACTTTAATACCGGACAAGTCGTTGCTGAGACTGACCAAGATGGTGTCATCGAAGTACGTCATGGTGGTACGGGATTCATGCTCATCAAGCGTCGTGTCTTTGAGATTCTGCAAGACCATGTGCCGACATATCGCACCTCGACAGTAAAAGACAAAGAGGGCAACTTCATCAAACCTTTGACCCATGAGTTTTTTGCTACAAGCATCGACAGCACGGGTGCGTTGTTGTCTGAGGACTATCACTTCTGTGAGTTATGGAAGAAGCACGGCGGCAAGATTCATGCGAACCCGTTCATCAAACTGAGCCACGTGGGCACCTACGTCTATAGCGGTGACATCATTAAATCAGGAGGCAACCTGAAATGAGAGTTATTGATAGGGAGATAAGAATGTTTGAAGGCATGCTTCAGTGCCCGAGATGTACAGGCCACTACCTGCATCAATCAGATGTCATGGTATTTAACCGCAAAGAAGATGCGGAGAAAGTGCACCTGACAAGTGTCATAAAAGATGAACCCATGGTTACTGTTGCAGATGTAGACAACGACACTTCTCTGAACCCAAGTGGTAGGCGTCAGGGATTGCTAATTGACTTTCGATGTGAGAGTTGCGATGGCGAAGACAAATCAAAAGTGACTCTAGCAATATATCAACACAAGGGTTCTACTTACTTTGACTGGAGGCAAGATTGAAAGAAGACATGGTGAATCAGCCCCCGCACTACACGCATGGGGGCATTGAGACGATTGACTACATGAAGGCGAAGCTTACGCCCGAGGCGTTCGTGGGCTTTCTGCAGGGCAACTGCATCAAGTACCTGAGCCGAGCCGCACACAAAGGGTCTCCCGTAGAAGATTTTAAGAAAGCGCAGTGGTATCTAAACAAACTTATTGAGACTCTCGACGAATGAACCTAATCACCCTGGACTTTGAGACCTACTACGACACGGGGTTCTCTCTGTCTCGCCTAACCACGGAGGAGTATGTCCGGTCATCCGAGTTTGAGATGATTGGCGTGGGAGTGAAGGTCAATGATGCCCCGGCATATTGGGTGTCAGGGTCACGTGAAACGATATTTAGTCACCTCAAAAAACTTCCGTGGCGCGAGTCCATGCTCTTGTGTCACAACACAATGTTTGATGGGGCCATCCTTGCTTGGTTCTGCAAGATCAGTCCTGCCATGTATCTCGACACATTGTGTATGGCAAGGGCACTTCATGGTGTAGATGCCGGTGGTTCACTAAAAGCATTGGCTGAACGCTATGAGATTGGCGAGAAAGGCGAAGAAGTTATTCACGCCAAGGGGAAACGCTTGGCAGACTTCCAGCCCGATGAGTTGGCGCGGTACGGAGACTACTGCATCAATGATGTGGAGTTGACCCATAAGCTTTTCTCTAAGATGGCGAACCACTTCTCGGAGCAAGAGATTCACCTGATCGACACGACCATACGGATGTTCACGCACCCGATGCTCTACATCGACACACAACTATTACAAGAACGTCTAGCAGAATTAAAACAAGAGAAGCAAGACCTGCTTGCTGGATTGACCAGCAAACTGGGATGCACGACAGAAGAAGAGGTCAGGCAAAAACTGGCATCGAATCCAAAGTTCGCCGCGCTACTCAAAGATTTTGGCGTGGAGCCGCCAATGAAAGTTTCACCCCGCACAGGAAAGGAGACCTATGCACTCGCAAAAAATGATGAGGGCTTCATCGCGCTCACGGAACACGAAGACACATTCATCCAACATTTATGCAGCGTACGACTTGGTACTAAGTCAACCATCGAGGAGTCACGGATACAACGATTCATTGACGTTGCGGCCCGGAATGGTAATCGAATGCCCGTCCCCCTCAAGTATTACGGCGCTCACACTGGGCGTTGGGCCGGGTCCGACAAGATCAACTTCCAAAACCTTCCAAGCCGAGATAAGAAAAAGAAAGCACTTAAAAATGCAGTCGTGGCCCCGGATGGTTACGTTGTCATCAACTCCGACTCGTCTCAGATCGAAGCGCGCATCCTTGTATGGCTTGCAGGGCAAACCGATGTCGTACAAATGTTTGCAGAAGGCCGTGACGTCTACTCTGAATTCGCTACAAAAGTCTATGGCAGACAAATCTCAAAAGCTGATCCCATCGAGCGCTTTGTTGGAAA